AATAGGTTTGGCGCATGGGCCGCTGAAATCCGCAAATCCGCTGGTTACGCTGACCGCCGCACCGCTGCTTAAAACCAAACGGGGCTTCGGCCCCTACAACCATGACCCCACCATCCACCACCCGCGTCCAGCGGCTGCGCGACAGGCGCAAGAAGCTCGGGCTGGTTCGGGTTGAGTTCTACCTCACCCCCGACCAAGCCACCAAGGCCAAAGCACTCATCAAGAAACTCACCAAGGAAACGACATGACCGAACACACCATCCGTAAACACGCCCGCCTGTCAGCATCTCGCGCTGACCGCTTCATGACCTGCCCAGGTAGCTACCGCTTGGAAGAACTCATGCCCTATGAGCCATCAAGTGAGGCCGCTGCTCTTGGCACCAAGCTGCATGAATTGTCAGAAAAGATTCTGATGGGCCAAGAGATTGACGATCCAGACCTTGACCCAGAGCACCTTCAGCTTGCGCAAAGTTATGCCAACTATGTCAACGGCATCTCAGAAAACCCCCGAAAGCGCATGATTGAGGTCAATGTAGACGCTGGCCTCAAGTCGCTGCATTACGCGCTCGGCGGGACCGCTGACGCTGTTATCGTTGAAGGCGACCACCTTCATGTCATCGATGCAAAATTCGGCCGAGTGCTGGTCGAGGCCGAGGACAACAAGCAACTGCTGACCTATGCGCTGGGCGTCATGCGGCAACTCAACGCCCCCGAGTCCATCACCTGCACCATGCACATCTACCAGCCCCGTGCTGGCCACAGCAAGTGGACCGTCTCCGGCGCCACCTTGGTCCAGCACGGCCAAGACCTGCTGGCCGCAGCCAACTTGGCCCTGACATTTGACGCGCCCACCAACCCAAGCACATCGGCCTGCAAGTACTGCAAGGCAAAGCCCATCTGCCCGTCCATGCGGCAGAAGGTGCAGGACAACGCACGCAAGGAATTCGCAGACCTTGTGAAAAAGGCCGACAAGGATGACACCATTGCAGTGCCTCATGTCACCAGCGAGGAGATCGAACTGGCTCAGCTTGCAGCCATGTGGTCTGAGGCAGTGCTGGAGTCAGCAAAGCGTCAGATCACCCGCGGGTGGCACATCCAAGGCTGGACACTACGACCAGGGCGCAAGACCAAGTTTTGGAAGTCTGACGCCTTGGCCTACGAGGCATTGAAGTCATTCCCGCAGGCGTTCGATCTCAAGTCCCCGTCAGCCATCGCCAAGCTGGACATTGCCATCAGCGATGACCTGATCGGTGAGAAGCACGCGGCATCAAGTCTGGTCAAGGAGAAGCAGGCATGAGGTTCGGCTCAGTCTGTTCCGGCATTGAGGCAGCATCTGTCGCTTGGCATCCACTGGGCTGGAAGGCCGCATGGCTGTCAGAGATTGAGGCGTTCCCGTCTGCCGTGCTCAATCACCACTACCCTGATGTCCCCAACCTTGGCGACATGACCACGCTGCCAGATCGCATCCTGTCTGGCGAGGTTGAAGCCCCTGATGTTTTCTGTGGCGGCACACCGTGCCAAGCCTTCTCTGTTGCCGGTCTGCGCAAGTCACTTGATGACGCCCGTGGAAATCTTTCACTCACATTCGTAGGTATCGCCAATGCAATTGACCATGTTCGATCTGTTCGATCAGATTCTCCAGCAATCGTCTTCTGGGAAAATGTGCCAGGAGTCCTCAACACCAAGGACAACGCCTTCGGCTGCTTTCTTGCAGCACTTGCCGGCGAAGATGACGCACTCGTCCCACCAGGGCAGAGATGGACAAACGCAGGTTGTGTGTTTGGTCCCCAAAGAGCAGTCGCGTGGCGAGTCCTTGACGCCCAATACTTTGGAGTGGCCCAACGCCGCCGCCGTGTGTTCGTTGTCGCAAGTGCTAGAGCAGACTTCGATCCCACAAAGGTTCTTTTTGAGTTCCAAGGCGTGCGTAGGGATACTGCGCCGAGCAGAGAAAAGGGGCAAAGAATTGCCCCAACAGTTACAAACGGCCCTCCTTTCAGTCGCACAGGCAACGACAGAGTAGAGACTGATGCCGTCATCACAATGGCCCACGGCCAAGGAGGAGCTGAGATCGCCACTGACCGTAGCCCGACACTGACATGTAATCATGAAGCTCCGATTGCGGCGTATTCATTGCCCATCACTTTCAGCGGCCAGATGTCAAATCCACACACTGATGTGGACATCATGCAGACACTGCAAGCCAAGAATCCGATGGCGGTGGCAACAGCCATGCAAGTGCGCCGCCTCACCCCAGTTGAGTGTGAGCGCTTGCAAGGATTTCCCGACAACTACACCGACATCAGGCTCAAGGGAAAGCCAACCCCAGACGGGCCACGGTACAAAGCCTTGGGCAATTCATGGGCTGTGCCGGTGGTCGCCTGGATCGGCAGCCGCATCGCCCAAGAAGTCCAAAGACTAGAATCCACATCTCCAAAAGAAAACCCCTGACAGCGTGAACCGTCAGGGGTCAACTGGCAACAACCAGAAGGAGAGAACAAATGCAAGTCAACCGCGAGATTAACATGAGTATTTTACCAAAGGCTGAGTCAACTTTCACGGCCTCAAAGCAGATCGCCTTGAAGCTCATTGAGCAGCACCCACAGGCCACCTTCTGCACCTTTGCCACCACCACCGATGGCAAGAAGATTCCCTATAAGAAGTCTGGCCAAGGTGTGGCACGCGACACACCCAACGACCAACTCTACAGCGCCATCGAGGTGCAGGCGATGGACTCCGCACCCTTCGGCGGCTATCTTGGCATAGTAATGCAGAGCCCAGCCGTCTCCAACGATGGCTACTTGGTCTGCCTCGATGTGGACATGAAGCACTCCACATCCCCCACCAACATCGCCATCAAGCGCATGGCCGAGTGGGTCAAGCAGCACGACCAACTCACCGAGGTCAGCGTCTCCGGACGAGGCCGGCACATCTTCCTGTTCGTGGAGAACGAGAACATCGACCAGATCAAGCCCAAGTACAAGCTCGGCGGCGGGCAAGAGATTGAGGTTTTCGGTCTGCCCACCTCCGCAGGCAAGTCAGTTCTCTTATCCGGCCAGAAACTCACAGGCAGCCTCAACGCCGACATGCAGGACAATTTGCTGGCGCTCTTGACCATGTGGGGCATCATTGAGCAGGACAGCGCCAACCAGCCACCGGAGGCACCGCGGTTGCCCAAGCCCGAGTACCAGCCAATCCTGTCGTCTTCAACGGATGACTACTCCAAGGCCGCAGAGGCGCTGTCCTACATCAGCCCAGACTGCGACTACACGACATGGATCGAACTCGGCCAAGCGCTGCACACGGCCTTCGGTGCCCAAGGCCACGGGCTCTGGTCCAACTGGAGCAGCCAAGGCAGCAAGTACAAGTCCGAAGCCGACATCGATACCCACTGGAAAAGTTTCCACCAGGGTAAGGGTGTATCAATCGGCACGCTGTTCCATCACGCCAAGGACGCCGGCTACAGCCCGCCATCCAAGGCCGCTGATCGCAAATCCGCTATAGATGATTTCGCCACCTTCATCCAAGTTGCGCAGGCCCAAGTCGCCAAACAGTCACCAGCCCCTGATGAACAGTCACCAGTCGAGCCCGAACAGTCACCAGCCCCAAAGTACTGGAAAGAGTTAAGTCTTGACTTAACAAAGCTCCACCCGATTGAGTATCTGGTCGATGGCTTCATTGCTCATTCTTTCTCGGTCATCGCAGGGCAGCCTGGGGTCGGTAAGACCACGGCCATGCTGTCGGTCTGTCTCATCATCGCCGGCTTCCGTCTGTCCGATTCCCCACTGAAGACAGAATCCCGCCGAAAGATTCTCTATGTTACCGAGGACGCCAATCAAATTCGCCAGTCGCTCTACGCATACATCAAGTATTGGAATCTAAACGCACAAGAAGTGTCCGATTGGTTTATCGTCATTGAATCTAAACGCTCCAAAGTCCCAGAGATACTCTTATTGGCCGAGAATGTAATTAATCACACAATAAACTCTGAGCGCCCATTATTAGTTATTGATACATCAAACTCCACACTTGAAATAGAAAACGAGAATGACAACAGCGAAGTAGGCAGCTTCATGGCTGCAATCAAGCAGACGATCTTCACCCAACTCAACACCTCAGTGGCCATCATCGCCCACACGGCCAAGACGGCCACCACCAACGATGACAGCGCCCTGGCCCGTGGAGCCAGCGCCTTCACCGGCGATGCAACCCTGACCGCCATCCTGTTCATGGACGAGGACAAGAACAGGTTCATGCGGCTCGTCAAGACCCGCTACGAGCCCATAACCCGAGAGATCAGCCTCCAGACCCACATCCACAACGAGGTGGTCACCACACGCCACGGCAACCCTCAAGACATCCAGTGCATCACGGTTATCCCGTACCCAACATCAGAATCATCCCGCAAGCAAGAAGCCGCGGCCAGAATCGAGGACAACAAGTCCCTCAGACTGATGGACAAGTGCGACACGGCAGCAGCTTTCGTCCAGTCCATCATCAATGAGCACCCAGAAGGGGTTGTAATTCGCAAGGGCTCCAACGCGCCGAAGGACTGCAAATTACATCCAGATGCCTACAAGCTGGAGTGGGCTGACATCTATGCAGCGGTGCCTGGGAGCTCCAAGGGGGACATTAAGCGCATGGTTGGTGAGTCAGTGCTCAAGAGATTCGCCCCAAATGCGGCCAACAATTCGTGGAACATTTTGGGTCAAAGGGGTGACCATGAGGCTTAAAACCAATGTTTTGGATAGGTCGGAGAGTCGGCGGGACCTCGGAGGGACCTCGGAGGGACCGTCCCGCCGACAAAGATGGAGCTGTTGGATAACCCTGTGGAGTTATCCACAGGTTATCCACAGCCTAATCACCGATTTTTGAGGGGCTTGACAAGTCGGAGATACCTTCGTTTTTTCCTTTGGGAGGTATCTTCGACTTGGTCCCTCCGACTCATGGGCTTGACAGTGAAAAGTTATCCACAGGCAGAGGTGTTACAGATGGAGCAGAGAAAACTGTGCGAAAAGTGCGGAAATTCTGAGTCGAGGATACAGCGCTGGAATTTCACGGCAGAGGACTTCGAGAAGTTCAGGAGGCTGAACGAAAGGGCTGGGCAGTGGATGTTTCACGGCGCTGAAGCGAAGGGCGGCTGGGTCAGGGTTTCATTCCGTCAGGACTTCTGCACAAAGACCGACCTGCACTGCATCCCAGAAAAAGTATTACATCACTGCCACATGTTCGTGGATCGGGATGCCGCAACACCCGCTGAGTCCGTAGAATCGACTCCATGGTGGGAATTGACATAAAGCGCAAGCGGCAGAGCATTGAGCACAAGGAGCAGGTGAAGCTGGTCCAGCGGGTGCGGGCGTTCTATCCGGATGTGATCATCGCGGCGATACCGAATGGGGGCGATAGAGCGGCGTCAGAGCGCGTGAGGCTGCATGGTGAGGGGGTACTGGCTGGGATGCCTGATCTGTGCGTCCTGAGGCGTTCTAAGGGCTTTGGTGGGTTGTTCGTGGAGATGAAGACAAAGGTGGGCGTGGTGAGTAAGGTGCAAAGCTGCCTTGCAAGTCAACTAAATGCGGAGGGCTACCTGTGCGTCATCGCACGGTCAGCCGATGAGGGGTTCAAAATCATTGAGGAGTACTTGGGATGAGCGACTCGGAAGTCAGGCTCGTGACGGACATGGCCGATGAGGCCATCGCACGGGCATTCGAGAAGAAGCGCGAAATGTTTGAGGTGGCAGCAGCGGCCAAGGAAGCCAACACCAAGACCAACAAGGCCATACACGCATTCGGCGGAGAGGCAAAGATCTTCGACCTCGTGGCGTCAGGCCAAACCATCGAAAGCCTTTGCGGTACCGTGGGGATAAGCTGTGGCAGCTTCTACGATTGGCTGGAAAAGGTGCCCTCGCGTGCAGAGAGCCTCGCACGCGCCCGTGCGCGAGGTGCGCATAGTTTAGCCGAACAGACCATCAGCATCGCTGACGCTGCGACCCGTGACGATGTGCAGGTGGCCAAGCTGCGCAGCGATAACCGCTGGAGGCTGGCGTCCAAGCTCAACCCAGAGGTGTATGGCGACAAGCAGCAGCCGCTCATCAACATCGACCTGGGCTCGATGGCGCTCGATGCATTGCGTAAGCGCGTCATCGATGTCAATCCCGTAAACGGGCTTGTCAACGACCCAATTGATGAGGGTTAACCCTTAGTTTTGGGGGTCTGAGGCGCCGGTCTGCCCTGGCCGGCGGCTGCCCCCCCCCGTCCGGCGCTGGCGGCGGGGCGGCTGCTGCTGTACCCCAACACTCATCAAAAAAAATTTTATAAATTTACAAAATAACACTTGCGTCACCCCGTCAACCTGCTACATAATTGCGCTCAGAGTCAATTAATTAACAAGCAAGGCAACGAAATGACGATCTATGGGTATGTGAGGGTATCGACTGCTGAGCAGGTGGACAACACCTCGATGCAGGAGCAGCGGCGGCAGATCAAGGGCAACGCGATGAGCCACGGCCTCGCCATTGACCGCTTCATCGAGGACGGTGGTGTGTCGGGTGCTGACCCCTTCTTCAACCGCCTCAACGCCAACGGCGTGACCCTCAAGGAAGGCGACACCGTGATCGTGGCCAAGCTGGACCGCTTCAGCCGTGATCTGCTGGATGCCCTGCAGTCGATCAAGGCGTGCAAGGAATTGAAGGTCAAGCTCATCATCAACGGCCACGGCGATGTGACTGACGCCAGCAACATCTACGCCCAGCTCATGCTGGAGATCCTGTGCAGCTTCGCCGGCCATGAGCGCAGGGTGCTCAAGGAGCGCCAGAAATTGGGGCAGGCTGCCAAGCGCAAGGCCGGCGGGCACTTGGGTGGCTCGGCCAAGTTCGGGTACGCCATCCAAGGCACCGGACAGTCTGCGACCTTGGTGCCTGTGGCCAACGAGCAGGCTGCGCTGGCGTATGCGAAAGAGATGCGGGCGACTGGCATATCGCTGCGTGCGATATCAAATGTTTTAAAAACCAGCCACGGCGTGATTGTTTCTCACGAAGCGATCCGTAAGGCACTACAAGGAGAAGAGAAATGAAGCTGATGCATGAGTATGTGACGGGACTGTGCCGAGTGCCGCTGGAGTGCTGGTACGAGTGGGAGGGCGCAGAGCCTGCGGTGATTGATGGCGGCGAGATGATTACCCCTGCATTTCCTGAGCAGGTGATATTGGTCGAGGTGTGGGTGAATGGGGCCGATGTGTTTGAGTTAATCAGCGATGACTTAAAAGAGGTCATCGAGATTGCGATTAAGGAGGACATATATCAATGACCCATGGCGGGAAAAGGGTTAATGCTGGACGCCCGAGGGTTAATATATCCAATAGCCGAGTATTAAAGTTATTCGACCAAGGATTAACCCACAGAGAGATTGCAAAGATATTTGAAGTAAGTCACATGACAATTTGTCGAATAATTAAAAGGAGAGATAGTAATGCTTAAAGAAATCTGGAACGAGACGCGGTTGCTGATGAAGTCGGTGACGCCAGCGCAGGCTGTGGCCGGTGAGTTGTTTGAGGCCGAGATGGCGCTGCTGCGTGCGGAGACCGGCGTGGAGTACGCGCAGGCGCTGGTCGCGTACAACAAGAACAGGATTAAGCGGCTGAAGGCTTACGCGGCTGTTGAGGAGAAGACATGATTGAGTTATCCCCAATTAAAGACAGTGGCATTCGAGCGTTCCCTGCTGCTGCCACGAACTTGACCTTTGCTTCATCGGGCATGACCCTACGCGATTACTTTGCGGCCAAGGCGATGCAGGGCGAGCTTATTGGTGGCGTTTGTTTAGATGAATTTCCAGAACATGCTAGTCGTGCTTACATCATGGCAGACGCAATGTTGAAAGCGAGGACAGCATGACCCGCCGCTACTGCGACACGGGCCGCATCGAATGCCCGTGTCTGCCCGAGTGCATCTGGGACTGCAAGTACGACACGGCCACGGTGGAGGTGGTCCGCAAGATCAAGCCGTATCCGGCGATACCACCTGACATTGAGCCGGTGCCGGAAAAGTGGCACACGGTTGGCACGGTGATGCTGACCGGCATCATGGTGGTGCTGGCTGTGGCCTGCATCCTGATCTTCTTCACTGGCGTCTGGATTTGGAGCTTGCTGATATGAAAACAATCACTGAGATGACCCGAGAGCTTGGTGGCTTTGCGCCTACCACTAAGTTCCTTGAACGCTTTGCCGAACTTGTCCGTGCTGATGAGCGCCGCCGCATCACCAACCTGATGCTGTACATGCACAACAAAGCCTCGCCATACCACAACTACTACAAGCACGCCGCTGTAGAGATCAACCGCAAAGACGGAGAAGGAGAAAAGATATGAACAACATGACTGTTATCGCGCTGCCAGCCAGCGTCAACTACACAGCCGAGCAAGCGCTGAACTCAGCCCTAATGAAGGAGCTTACCGATGTGCTGGTGCTGGGCTACGACTCAGCGGGCGTGCTCATTGTCAGGTCGTCAAAGATGACCCGCGCCGAGGGCTTGTTCATGACCAAGAAAGCCGAGCAGTGGGTTATGGAAGGAGGCTTGGAATGAACAAGAAACTGCACCTGATAACTGAGTTCTGGCCCCGCAAGTGGCCGTGCTTTGCCGTGGGATTCATAGCCAGTGGCAATGAGTTTGTGTTGCACCTTTGGCTAGTGTGTTTCCGTGTTCGGTGGGGGTATTGATATGACTAAAGACGAAGCACTGAAGCTGGCGCTTGAGGCGCTGGAGTCAATCGAATGGCACGGGGCCGGGTCTTGCTGGGTGCTGGACGACGAGAAAGTGGAGAGCGCCGAAGCCGCCCTGCGCGAAGCTGTGGCACAGCCAGAGGAGCGCAACTTCTGCCCCCGCTGCGGCAAGCGCACTGCTGACATTCACACATGCACACCACCAAAGGATGCACGATGACCAACCACATCACAAAGACATGGTTCGACGGAAAAACCGTTGTCACGGTCACGAAGGAGATACCCGTGGGTGAAGTCTACAAGCGCGAGTGGGTAGGGCTAACACACAAGGAAATGTACGATGCTATACGCCCACTGTGTAGTGCAGATGAAATGGCAACATGGCTGTTAGAAATATCGGAAGACGAGTATCTAGCCATCGAAGCTAAACTTAAGGAGAAAAACACATGCACACCGCAGATTGCAGCCGACAACGAGGGTTTTTACGGATTACCTCAAGGGTCGGTAAGTACGCCAAACGCGGGCGGCAAATGCGTGACAGCCGGAGAGACGGCACCCATCAAAGAGATCGACTGGAATGCGTGGGCGTTTGACCGTGGACTGGAGTCAACATGAGTAGATCAGACGCATTAAAAATTTTTAAATTACTGTCGGCACTTGAATTATGGGCCTTTAGTACAAAAAATCATTTGCCACCATTTATTGACCAAGAATTGCTTGAGTCAATGGAAGTGCTGGAAAAGATTATTCTGAAAGAGCCAACATGAGCGACGGTGGGAAGGGCTCAGCACCAAGGCCGCTGTCGGTGAGCCACAGCGACTACGCCAAGCGGTACGACGAAATCTTTCGCAAGCCGATTTGCGAATTGTGCCAGCGTCAGATCAACGATGAATTTCACATTAAATACTGCAATGAAAAAGAAACTAACAAGCCCATTTGACTGGATGGCGTACACGACAGAGGAAAAGATTAAGAGGGGCGAGATCAAGCCCGACACCTACCAGAGCGAGTACAACCGGCGAAGGCGTGAGGCTCGGGCCAAGATCGTTTCAAAGAAGGCGGTGGCCCGTGGGTGACGAGTACCTGCCGAGCAGCTTCACGCTGAACTCCGGCAAGACCGTGGCGGTGGCCACCGATGTGTACTGGATGCCGATTGACGCCGACACGCCGAGAAGCGCAAAGTTGCAATTGCTCAGCATCGGCGGGGTGGCGCAGTACGGCACGCTGAACGGCGATACCAGCTTCTACACACACTGGTCGCCGCTGCCAAAGAAGCGCCCCAGCCTGTAAACTTGACGCATATGACAAAAAAGAATGTGTTCGCCGAGTGGGTTGACAGATACAGCAACGACCCCGTGCTGTTCGTCAAGGAGGTGCTCGGGGTTGACCCTGACCCGTGGCAGGAAAAATTTCTTGCCGCAGTGGCCCGTGGAGACCGTAAGATAAGCGTGCGCTCGGGCCACGGCGTAGGCAAATCTACGGCCAGTTCGTGGGCCATGCTGTGGTTTTTTATGACCCGATCACCTGTGAAGGTGGTGGTCACGGCACCGACAAGTGCGCAATTGTTCGACGCGATGTTTGCCGAGTTGAAGCGCTGGGTCGGCATGATGCCAAAGCCTTTGCAGGAACTGGTCAGCGTCAAGCAGGACCGGATTGTCTTCAATGCGGCACCCGATGAGATGTTTATTTCGGCGCGTACATCGCGGGCCGAGCAGCCGGAAGCCTTGCAGGGTATTCACAGTGAGCATGTCATGCTGGTGGCCGACGAGGCGTCAGGCGTGCCTGAGCAGGTGTTTGAGGCGGCTGCCGGCTCGATGTCCGGCCACAGCGCTGTCACCCTGCTGCTGGGCAACCCAACGCGCTCCAGCGGGTTCTTCTACGACACCCACAACCGGCTGGCCAACGAGTGGACCACCTTCGCGGTGAACTGCACCGACTCGCCACGGGTGAGCGATGACTATGTGAACGAGATGAAGTCGCGCTACGGCGAAGAAAGCAATGCGTACCGCATCCGTGTGCTCGGTGAGTTCCCGAGAAGCGATGACAACACCATCATCCCGATGGAGTTGCTGGAGATGGCCAAGCAGCGGGATGTCGAGCCGAGCAAGTTTGCGCCCATGATCTGGGGGCTGGATGTGGCGCGGTTTGGTATGGACAGCTCCAGCCTGTGCAAGCGGCGGGGGAACTCGGTGGGCACGGCCCCGCAGGTCTGGCGCAATCTGGACCTGATGCAACTGACGGGTGCGGTGGTGGCGCAGTACGAGTCGGCTGGAGTTGACGAGAAGCCGGATGAGATTCTGGTGGACAGCATCGGGCTGGGCGCTGGGGTGGTGGACCGGCTGCGGGAGCTTGGGCTGCCGGCTCGGGGCATCAATGTGAGCGAGAGCCCGAGCTTCGGGGCCATGTACATCAATTTGAGGGCAGAACTTTGGCACCTGGCCAAGGCGTGGCTGGAGAAGCGGGATTGCCGGCTGCCGGACGATGCAAGGCTGATTGACGAGTTGGCGTCCCTGCGGTACTCGTTCGCCAGCAATGGAAAGGTCAAGGCCGAGTCCAAGGATGACATGAAAAAGCGGGGTCTGAAGTCGCCCGATGTGGCAGACAGCTTCATCCTGACCTTTGCCAGTAACGCGACCACGGGGCTGTATGGCGCAAAACCTGGTAGTTCGTGGTCCAAACCCCTGCGCCGGAACATCCCCCGACTGGCTTAAATAGTGGAAAATTGGACCATGTACACGACAGGGGGTTGACATGAGTTCTTTCGCGCCATCGATCAGTCTGCAAGACACGACTGAACCGTTCAATCTACAGGTCTCACGAAACCAGATTGACCGGCACAAAGCCGTTTTTAAGTTCGGGTACAACGATGTGGTCGGCAGCACAGAGGAGACCGTCTGGTCTCAGGGCGGAATCTACAGCTACCCAGCATCGGCCACGGTGATGACTGTTTCCAGCTCCAACGCCAATGACACGGCAGCCGGCACTGGCGCCCGCACTGTTCGGGTTTACGGGCTGGATGCCGACTACAACGAGATCGATGAGTTGATTACGCTCAACGGTCAGACGGCTGTGAGCACCACCAAGAGCTACCTGCGGGCATTTCGCATGATTGTGCAGAGTGCTGGGTCCGGCGGCGTGAATGCCGGCATCATCTACATGGGCACCGGCACGGTGACCGCTGGTGTTCCGGCCAACAAGTACGCGCTGGTCGATGGCTTTGGCGACAACCAGACCATGATGCTTGTATATACAGTTCCGGCTGGCTTCACGGCCTACATGACCCAGAACAACATCAGCACGGCATATGGTGGAAACACCAAGGCAACATTAAATTGCCGACTGGTTGCCCGTCCATTCGGACAAGTGTTTCAATCAAAAGAGCGACTGACCATTGTTGATGGCACTCATTCTCAGATTTACACATACCCGCTGGTGTTTACAGAAAAGACTGACCTTGAGTACAGGGCCAAGAGTTCTGGCGCTGTTGACTTTTCCATCTCCGGCTCGTTTGAGCTTCTTTTAATTTCCAACACGGCGTTTTAATCATGAAATTCACCAAAGCAGCGGCCAAGATCGAGAAGGTCATGGGCGAGTACAAGGACAAGAAACTCAAGTCCAGCAGCGGCCAGAAGGTCAAGAGCCGTGACCAAGCAATCGCCATCGCTTTGAGCGAAGCCAAACGAATGAAGAAAAAATGAAAAAACAAGATTTGAAAAAAGCGGTCAAGGAAATTTTGACCCGTGACGATGACATGCTGGACCCGATGGCCAAGGCCGAGGCGCTTGAGCGCAAGACGGCAACGCTGGCGGCAGAGGAGTCTGGTGAAAACCCGCCGATGGATGATGTGGAAATGCAGTCCATCGTGGCCACAGAGATCACTGACGCCATTAGCTACATCGACAGCGACCTGAGCCCATACCGTGCGCAAGCCACGGCCTACTATCGCGGCGACCTGTTCGGCAACGAGGAAGAAGGCCAGAGCCAAGTGGTTGCCACCGAGGTGCGCGACACGGTTAATTCAATGCTGCCCAGCATCATGCGGGTTTTCTTCAGTTCTGAAAAGACTGTGGAGTATGTGCCCCGCAGCGAGGAAGATGTGCCGGCAGCCGAGCAGGCCACCGACTACGCAAACTACATCCTGAACCAAGACAACGCTGGTTTCACGGTGCTGTACGGCACCTTCAAGGATTCGCTGGTGCGCAAGTGCGGCATCGTGAAGACTTGGTGGGCCAAGACCACCACGGTGCGCACTGAGAAGTACACCGGCTTGGACGATGGCACCAAGATGATGATTGAGCAGGAGCCGGACAGCTTCGTGACCATCATTGAGGAGTATGACGATCCTGAGTTTGGCGAGCCGCAGCCGATGGTTGACCCGATGACTGGTGCTGTCACGCTGATGCCTGTGCCCAAGCTGTACGATGTCGAGGTCAAGCGCGTCATCACCGAGGGCCGCGTCTGCATCGAGGGCGTGCCGCCAGAGGAGTTTTTGATCGACCGCAATGCACGCTCGATTGAGACTGCTGCGTTTGTCGGCCACCGCAAGATGGCGACAGTGGCTGAGTTGATCGGCATGGGGTATGACGAGGATGATGTGAACCAGTACATCACCAGCGCCGACTTCGAGAACAATGAGGAATACCTGCGCCGCCGTCCAACGACCACGACCATCGGCTCGATGAACGAAAGCTCAAACCCGTTTATGCAGCGCGTGCTGTACATCGAGGGTTTTATGCGCATCGACTATGACGGTGACGGCATCCCCGAGTTGCGCAAGATTTGCTGCATGGGCGAGGGCAACACCATCATGCGTAATGAGCCAGCCGACATGGTTGGCTTTGCTGACTTCCCGTTTGACCCAGAGCCGCACACCTCGCCACTGGAGGCCAACAGCGTTTACGACTACGCCAAGGACTTGCAGGAGATCAAGTCTGACATCCTGCGCAACACGCTGGACAGTTTGGCCCAAGCCATTCACCCGCGCACTGCCGTGGTTGAGGGTCAGGTAAACATGGACGATGTGCTCAACAACGAGACCGGCGCAGTGATCCGGATGCGGGCACCTGGCATGGTGCAAGCCCTGTCAATGCCGTTTGTCGGCCAGCAGGCATTTCCGATGCTGGAGTACATGGACGGCATCAAGGAAGACCGCACCGGCATGAGCCGTGCGTCTATGGGTCTGAATGCTGACGCGCTGCAGTCAAGCACCAAGGCGGCTGTGAGCGCCACCATCAGCGCCAGCCAGAGCCGCCTTGAGTTGACCACACGCATTCTGGCCGAGGGCATGAAGAAGCTGTTCAAGCAGATTCTCCAGTTGACCGTGGCCAATCAGGACAAGGCGCGGATGATCCGCCTGCGCAACAAGTGGGTGCAGGTTGACCCGCGTATGTGGGACGCGACGATGGATGTGTCCATCAATGTCGGGCTGGGCAATGGCGACACCGAGCAAAAGATGTCCATGCTGGGCATGATTGCCAGCAAGCAAGAGCAGGCGCTGCAACTGATGGGGCCAGGCAACCCTCTGGTGACGCCAGCCCAGTATGCCAACACCCTGCGCAAGATGGTCGAGTTGTCTGGGTTCAAGGACTCCAGCCAGTTCTTCAACGCCATCCCCGCTGATTACCAGCCACCAGCCCCAGAGCAGAAGCAGTCGCCGGAAGAAATGCTGGCGATGGTGCAAGTTAAGTCGATTGAGGCGGATATACAGAAGAAAGCCGCCGACCTCCAATTGCAGCGCGAAGACATGATCCGCAAAGATGACCGTGAGCGCGACAAGATGGAAATTGACAAGTATGTAAAGATTCGTGAGCTTGAATTAAAATACGGCGTCCAACTTAACGAGATTGCACTGAATGCGGAGATTGAGCGTGACCGCAACGCACAGATGCAAATGCAAACAGGGATGCCACCACAGTGAAACGAAAAATCGACTTAGGTAATCGCGCCGAGCAGTTGCTCGGTGACGATACCCTGATGACTGCATTCAATGAACTTGAAATGCAATACACAAACAACTGGAAAACAAGTAAAGTTGACGAGTCTGCAAAGCGCGAACAGGTTTATATGAGCCTGCGGGTGCTGGATGATTTGAAAACCAAGCTGCAAGTGTTTATTGACGATGGAAAGATCGCCAAGAAGCAACTGCAAAAGATGAATACTTGATAAACTAGGGACCAATTACATGAGCAATAACACCACGGCCTCGGCCAGTGTTTCGCAAGCCATGACGGCTGACCAAGCCGCAAATGCCATCGAGTCGATGCTGTCCGGAGACGGAGAACAGCAGGAGCCCGAGGCGCTGATGGGCGATGAGCCCGAAACCATCGATGAGGAAGTTTCTGTTGAAGATGACGCGACAGAAGTGGAATCTGAAGATGTAGAGTCTGAGGACGCTGAAGAAACCGAGCAAGAAGAACAGCCATCTAAGTTCACCGTCAAAGTAGACGGCAAGGATGTTGAGGTGACGCTGGACGAGTTGCAGAAGGGCTACAGCAGGACCGAGGACTACACGCGCAAAACCCAAGCGCTGGCCCAAGAGCGCAAGCAAGCTCAGGCCGAGTTTGAGTCTGTGCGAAACGAGCGTGCCCAATACGCTCAACTGTTAGGTGCCTTGCAGGAGCAGTTGACGCAAGCAACGCCCCAAGTTGATATGGACTACCTCTACAACGAGGACCCGATCGAATGGGTCAAGCAGCGTGAATTGCAGCGGTCGAATGCGGAGCGAATGGCGGCAATTGCGTCAGAGCAGCAGCGTTTGAGCGCAGAGCAAGCGAAAGAGCAAAACGCTTACTTGAAGGACGAGTTGTCCAAAGAGAAAGATTTGCTGCTGTCGCAAGCTCCGGAACTGAAGGATCCAAAGACTGCCGCGAAAGCGAAGCAGGATTGGATCGCAGCAGGTAAGGCAGTCGGGTTGTCCGAGCAAGAGTTGAATAATGTGAGGGATCACCGGATTCTGTTGGCGCTGCGAAAGCTGGCGGCATACGATTCGATGGTGGCCAAGCGTAAAGACTTGAAGCCGGTGCAGAGTTCAACGCCCACGGCACGACCAGGCACGATCTCCAAGCAACCACAGTCGAGCATAGTCAAGCAATCTCAACAGCGTCTCGCCAAGACTGGGAATGTCCGCGATGCGGCCAATCTCATTGAACGACTACTTTGACTTTTTAAGGACTTATTATGGCTATTGCTTCCAATACATTCCTCACATACTCTGCCAAGGGTATCCGTGAAGACCTCTCCAATGTGATCTACAACATCTCGCCAGAGGAGACACCTTTCGTCTCCAACATCGGCAAGGGTTCGATCTCCAACACCCTGTTCGACTGGCAGACCGATGCACTGGCCGCAGCCGCAGCCAATGCACAGCTTGAGGGTGACGAGACTTCTTATGACGCAGTGACCGCCACTGTTCGTCTGCAAAACTATGCCCAGATCAGCCGCAAGTCGGTTGTCATCTCCGGCACTGAAGACACAGTGAACAAGGCTGGCCGCAAGTCTGAAGTCGCTTACCAGATCGCCAAGCGCGGCTCTGAGATGAAGCGTGACATCGAGTTCTCGTGCCTAAACAACCAAGCCGCAGTGGCTGGTGATTCCACGACTGCCCGCACGACTGCATCCCTGCAAGCGTTCCTGAAGACCAACACGAACAAGGCCAGCGATGGTACTGACCCCGTGTACACCACCATCCCAACTGATCCCCGCAATGACGGCACCCAGCGTGCTTTCACTGAAGCGATCTTGAAGGATGTCATCCAGCAGGTCTGGACCGAAGGCGGCACCCCCAAAATGCTGCTGGTTGGCCCAGTCAACAAGGCCAAGGTCTCGGCCTTCGCTGGTATCGCTGCCTCGCGTTTCAATGTTGACGGCGCCAAGCCCTCGACAATCATTGCTGCCGCCGACATCTATGTCAGCGACTTCGGCAATGTGAGCATCGTGCCTTCGCGCTTCCAGCGTGAGCGTGATGCCTTCGTGGTTGACGGCGAGTACGCATCCATCGATTACCTGCGCCCAATGCAGACGATGGACATGGCCAAGACCGGCGATGCTGAGAAAAAGCTGCTGCTGTGCGAGTGGGCTCTGCGCGTCCACACCGAAGTCGCCCACGGCGGTGCCTTCGACCTGACCACCTCTTAATCTGAGGTAATCAACTAAGGGGCTGGGCTAATAACTCAGCCCCTTTTTTACATGATCGACACAAGAATTCTTTCTCAAAACAAGGGTGCTGGTATTACCCAGCTTTGGCACGAGCACACTGATGGCAGTGTGACGATTGAGACCAAGCAGGACATCACCGACATCATTGAGAACAACAAGGCCACCTACAACAATGTTGACGGCAAGGCCAACTGGAAGGGCGAGATGCACAAGGTCGGCAGCATCCCCATGAGCATTTACCATGACCTGCAAAAGCAGGGCATCTTGCAGGACCCGAAAAGGCTCAAGGCTTGGCTGAACGACAGCGCCAACCAGGTGTTCCGAACACGGCCTGGGAAGGTATGATTGAGCTATGGCAATCACAACATACACTGAACTGAAATCCGCTGTTGCCGACTGGCTGAATCGGTCGGATTTGTCGGCTGCGATTGCCAACTTTATTGCGCTGTCTGAGACCCAGACCGAGCGTAATTTGCGGGTGCGGCAGATGCTGACCCGCGCAGACGCCACCATTGACACCAAGTACAGCGCAGTCCCGTCTGACTTCTTGCAGGCCCGCACCTTCAAGCTGACCAGCACATCGCCGGTCCAGCCGCTGGAATTTGCGACTGATGACGAGATGGACAGCATGGACGCCAGCAACACGGCTCCGAGCCGCCCGCTGTACTTCAGCATGGTTGGCAACCAGTTCCGCGTGCATCCTGCGCCGGATTCGTCCTACACGGCAGAGTTGTCCTACTTTGCCAAGATACCGCGCCTGTCGGATGCCGCGCCGACCAACTGGCTGCTGACGATGGCACCCGACATCTACCTGTACGGCGCACTGATCCAGTCTGCCCCGTACCTCAAAGACGATGAGCGGATCAATGTCTGGACCACACTGTACGCTGCTGGATTGGATGCCCTGCGGGTGGCCGATCAGGGCGCGACATCAAGCCGTGGCGTTTTGAAATCAAGAGTTAAACCCTTTGGAGTGCGTTAATGTCATCCTTTACCGACTACACCGAGAACCTGGTTCTCAACTGGCTTCTGACCACAAATTCCGCTACCCGCCCAACGGCTTGGTATGTTGGCCTGTTCACGGCAGCCCCGAGCGATACAGGCGGCGGCACTGAGGTCTCTGGCAACGGCTACGCCCGCAAGGCCACCGGCACGATGACCATCACGGGCACGACCACCACGGCCACCAACGCAGCGGCCATTGAGTTTGCTGCTGCAAGCGGCGGCAACTGGGGCACGCTGACGCACGCTGCAATCTTTGACGCGCTGACCACCGGCAACATGCTGGCGTGGGCACCACTGACCACGGCACGCACCATCAACGATGGCGATGTGTTCCGCGTTCCGGCCTCCAGCCTGACCGTCACCCTGACATAACATGGCCGCATACGGCTCCGGCTACTACGGCGGGGGCAATTACTCCTTCGGGGTAAGTCTCGGTGCCGTAGATATTACAAGCGCGAGTTCTGCATCAATTGCAGCGACTCGCGTTTGCATTGGTGCGGCTGATGTTGCTGCCGCATCGACTGAGGTTGTTGCCGGCCAGATAGTGCGCGATGGTGCGTTTGCTGTATCCGCATCCTCATCGGCATCAATTGCCGGCGACAAGATCATTGATGGCGCGTTTGCTGTTGCTGCATCGTCAGCGGTGGCCTGTGCAGGCTTGCGGTACGCGGTAGGCAGCGCCAGCGTCTCAGACGCTTCATCTGTTGAGGCTGCGGGTTTGCGCTACGCGATTGGTGATGTGGCTGTGGTCGCTGATTCCAGCGTGGCGGTGAATGGGCAGCGGATTGCGTTCATCAGTTGCACGATTGCCAGTGACGCGCTGATGTTGATTGACTCCAATGTCATCGTCAACCAGCCGATCACGATTGAGGCGGCGGGGGTGCTGGTGGTGGAC